TACCGTCAGCACCCATACCAGCCGTAACTTGAATGTTGTAAGTGCTACCAAACGAACCCATACGGTCAAGAGGAATGATCGCCTCTGCGCCTGCTTCACCGACAAGACCGAGCATCGCTTTAGTAACAATGCCACCGTCAGCAAATGTCCCCATACCGCCACCTATTAGTTCTTCAAGCGTAGGAACACGAATGTTTTTCAGATCTTCAAAAGTTATTTCACCGAAACCAAAATCAAATCCCGTGCCACCAGTAGCCCCACCCCCACCATCGCCTGTAGATAAATCAGGTATGACAACACCAGCGTTAGCATCAGCAGCAGCCTTCTGTGCTTTAGTAATTTTTTTACCTGCTTCTGCTCGCTCTTTTTCTGCTTCAGTAAGAGCGTCAGTAGCGTCTTTCAAACGCTCATAGGCTTGGACTCGTGAATATATCGCATCGGTTTGCGCTTTTTCTGCGTCTTTCAATTCTTTTAATACTTCGTTATAGGCATCGCTGCCTTCTTTAACTCCGTTAATTGTTACATCAAGTTTTTCTTGTGCAGCAGTTAAAGCCTCAACAGAATCACGCTGTTGATCGGTAGCGTCAGCGACAGACAACTTCGCTTGAGCCAACCTGATTTCGGCTTCACGAATCATTTGCGGTGTTGATTCAGGGTCTTTACGAACCTTTATCAATTCCGCTTCAGCATCTTTAACAGCAAAGATCGCTTCCTCTAATGCATATTTTGCTCTTTCGGCTGCCCGTTCTGCTTTTGATCTCTCCTCATCAGCGTCTTTAGCCTCTTTAGATTCTTTTCCATAGCCTTTAGTTACGAGATTGAAACGCTTTTGTGCTTCAGATAATGCTTTGGTTTTCTCTAATAAGTCTTGATTTGATTCGTTTACTGCCTTATTTGCGTCACGCAACGAACGCTGAGCCGAAGTAACACCTTTAATCGCATCAACATATTTTTGTAGTTTTTCCGCAGCAGATTCAACAACACCCCCACCACTTTTAATTTCTTTGTAACCTTTTCCTGTGTAATCCAAGAACTTGCCCATACTCAAAGCCATATTTTGATATCTGTCTGCTTGGGTCTGTAGTTGTTTTTCAGGTGTAACAACCATTCTGATCGCACCAGCAGTATTCAATGCTTGACGCTCAAGGTTCTTTAACTGTTGTTCAGTCATTTTTGACGCTTCACCGACACGACCTAATGAAACCCAGCCGACAGTTCCAAGTTTTTTTAGATCTGCACCAAAAAAATTAGCAACAGTTATCGCAGCGTTAATAACATTTACAACAACATTCCAAGCAGCAACGAAAAGATTTACAAATACTTCAACGATCTGAATAAGCCCATTAAAAACTACTCGCACAATGTCACGGAACACTTCAAATCTTTGATAAGCCAAAACAACAGCAGCAGCAAGAGCAACAATAGTGATAATAAAAACGGCTGCAAACGCAGCAAGTGGGGCAGCAGCGACAGCAGCAGCAGCAGCACTAGCACCGAACGCCACATTCACGATAGTGGCAACTTTTAATGCGATGTTATAGGCGACAATCGCTAATGCCAAGAACCCGACTGCGCCAGCCAAAGCCAAAACGACCTTCTCGTTGTCTGCCATAAAACCGAAAACAACCGTCATAACCGAAGTTATTTTTTCAAGAGCAGGCAGAAGTGCTGCGCCTAAACTTTCTTGAAACTCGGCAACATTGTTTTTAAGTATCTTCATTTTGCCAGCAGCAGTATCAGCAGCGTTAGCAGTAGCACCGCTAAAAGTTTGAGCCAGATCAGCAAAAACAACTTCCGTGCTTGCGCCGTCTTTAATCAAATCACGCAACGCAGGCGACAACTTTTGTAACGCCTTAAAATTACCTGCATACGCCTTAGCCAGCGCATCAGCAGCAGCCTGTAACGGTATGCCTGACGCTGTTGCTATGTCTTGAGCCAAAACCAAACCCGTTTGTGCTTTAGTTAAGTCTCTAGTACCGATAACAAGCGAAGCGAGAGCAGCACGAAGTTCTGTATCAGCCGTGCCAGAAGCACGAGACATCGCTTCAATCAATGCTTCTGTGGTTGCGACAGTTGCCGATGAAGCACCAACTACATTTTGTAAAGTTTGAGCCAACTTTGCTTGCTCTAATTCGTCAGCAGCAGCAGCCTCAGCAGCCCTAAAACCTGCATATGCTAAACCACCGAGCGCAGCAACAGCAGGCAGAAATGCTTTTTTCAATAAAAATGATGCTTGCTCTGTAGTTGTTTCAAGTTTCTTAAACTCAGTGATGGCTTTAGATATGCCCTTCGCATCAAAATCGGTGAGTATGTTTATGCCAACAGCCATCAGTTACCTATATACCTTGCCCATTAATTCGTTTTGTAGTGAGATCATCAACTTCTTTAACAACTTTCAACACTGCTTCTTCAATCATATTCTGATTGTTTTTAACTGCGCCGAACATAATACGAGAACGAGTTGCGCCACGCTTGCTTTTAACTTTTGTGTGTTTATCAAGATTGCCAATAAATGTTGATCCGCTTGATTCATATGAGCCACTACCTGCCGAATCGTAAACTTGACCGCCAGCATCCATCTGCTGAATACGCAAAATGCCCCTACCGCCTGAAGCGTTGCGTCTTGTTGTGCCACCTGAAATGGCTTTAACTTTTGTTGTAGCGGAAGAATTATACGGTGGCAATCGTTTAACGCCGACACGACCACCAGAACTATGCCAATTTTGAAGTGGTGGGCTGCTTGGAAAACGAGAACCAACTAGATCAGCCAATGGTTTTGCTGCGTCACCTAGACTCTTTTTGAACTCATTGAACAGTTCTTTTTCGTAGTTCTTCAGATAAAACAGTGTCTCATTTATCCCATAGAACTTGATTTCGTTTGCCATAGGCGAACATCATACAACTATCTGCGCCTACGATTCGTCTGTTTAACAAGCCAACGCTGATACGCCAACATTGTTTCAAGCATTTCTTCGCTCTCAGCAAGCAATAAAGATGGCGCAATATGATACTCGTGCGCTAGGTGAGCGATCAGCCAATGCGCTGAATCGTCACCGAACTTTATTCTTTTGGGGAATCACCTTCATCTGCTGGTGTAACTTGAGCGACTGTCGCAATCCAATCAGGGTCAAACTTCAGTTTCGTTTTGCCTCTGTGTGTGAGAGCAGACCAAGCAAGCCAAGCAAGATCGGTTAGGCGCATCTCTGTTTCAAGACGGACAACGCTACGCTGCCAAGTTCTTTCAAAGCCAACGAAGTCAGCGAACACTGCTTCTACAGGTTCAACTGTGCCGTCTAGATATTCAACTTTTAACGCAATTTTCATTGTGATCTCCTTCTAATTGTTGTTTATTAAGATGTTGCTTTTGTTAAAACTCCGCCAGCGAAACTTAGACTTGTCATCGCCAACTCGCCAACGGCTGCTGCCACAGGTGTATGTGCTGCAAGGAATGTCCCAGTCAGGGTGTAACTTGGGTTTGTGGCACTTACTGCTGCTGATGTTGGTTTAATGACAACAGTTGTTGTCGTTCCAACAAGTGGATAAATAGTTGCTTCAACATTTGCTGCTGCGAAATCTTGCATAAACTCAATGTCAAGCGAATTGTTTTGCAAACCACCAGCGAACTTATGTCCTGTGCTGCCGAATGCCGTTGTCTCAACGCTGTCAATTTCGTAATTCAATGTCACACTATTGGCGTGGTCGCTCAAGGCGATTGCGTTCACTGTGATTGAAGCATCTGTCAAAACTAAAACTGCCATAACTATTTGTCGCTTTCTTTTGGTTCTTGTTTGGAAACTTTAACATTAACTTCAGCCAAATGTCCACCCTCAACAAGCGCATCAACATTCAAACCTTCAAGATCATCACCTGAAATGTTTGAGCCTTGTGCGCCGAGTGTGCAATTCTCGCTGATGATTTTATAGTTTGCCATCGTTTGTCCTATCCGTGAACTGTTACTTGGAACTGTATCTGTAAAAACTCTGCGTCAGCAGAACTTAAACTCGTAATGTTCGCACCTGATGGTAGCACCAAAGTTTGGCACACGCCACCAAGAGTCTTGTCGCCTTCAATCGCAGCACGAACACTTTTCGCACCCGAATAAGAAAGATAATCGTCAAGCGTTGCGAAAGCGTTGCGATCAACATATCTGCCGACAATCACATTGACAGTCCAATCCATAACTACATCGCCACCAGCGAAAGCCCTGTGATATTCAATGCGGTTTAATGTTGGGAAAGCAAAAGGCGGATTAAGTTGCTCAGGTTGGTATGCCGAAGTGCGAAGCCCAGAGATCGTAGCGAGGCGTGTAGCAAGCCCTGTGGCGACCTGTGAGACTGTTGCAGCCATTAGGCGATACCGAAACGGCGATACTGCGAAAGCAGGTCACGAACATCAGGGTCTACAGCCCGAACCGTGATAGCCATATCTGCAAAACCGACAACACCTAGCGCAGCGTTAAGTCGTGCGAACTGGCGCATAGAAAGCAGAATGCAGGCTTGGTTCACATCGTCAGGCACACTATCCCAACCCCATTGTGCTGTTACTTGAACAGTCTCAAATGATGGTGTCGTGTAAAGAGGGAATGTTGCGCCACCGACCATACGAGCCGATTCATAAGGTCGTGTGTAAATCGGCACATTTCTAGGTTGCAAAACATAGTCCACGCCTTGTGTCAAAGTCGTGACATAAGTGCCGTCACCGTTCGTGTCAATTTTGATTGTGACGCTCGTGTTTGCTACATCTCTGCCAAAGTCTAAAAGGTATTCGTTGTATGGATACATCGGCACAGCAGTTTGTGAAGTCTTGTAAAAGAATCTGCCACAGTAACCGTCAATGCGCCGAGAAGCAGACTCAATAGCGTTCTCAAGCAGAGTGTCATCGGTGCTGTCAGTAATTCTGAGAGCAGATTTCAATTCTGCCAAAGTGCAATAACCGTTTGTGATTGCCATTAGTTAGGCTTTCTTTTTCTTGCCACGCTTCAATACAGACTTTTCAACCTCAGGCTCAACCGAAGCAACCTCAACTTCAGGCTGATATTTGTTATCAAAACCGAGTTCACGCAAAGCAGCATCAACCGCTTTCACACGATCTTTTAAGCCTCTGCGTTCGTAACCTGCTCGCTCTGTTAGAAGTGCGTCAATTTGTTTATTCATAATTGCCCCATAAATAGTTGAAGGTTGCTGATACCCCGAAGGATATCAGCAACCTTACAACAATTCAGTTTGATCAACTTAGAAAGTTGGTGTGACCAATCCAGTTCCGTTGATTTGTGCCCAAGCATTCGGGTAACGATTTGCTGTGAATGCGCTGTAGCCATACACAATCATCGTCACTTCAAGTTCCGAAGCCTTTGGTTGCTCAAAGCGCAACATCATTGGCTCGCCTGAACCCTGTTCCCACAGGTGAAGTTCTTGCGAGTTGCCAATGT